CAAGCGTGCCGTAGCTGTCTGAGGCCGTGCCGCCGATTGTGGTGTCTAATGCCATTGTGCAAACCCTCTAAACTTAGTGAGGGGGCGAACCTAAGCCCGCCCCCCTGCTAAATTTAGCCGAGCAATGATGCCACGAAATCAGGCTTCCAAACCTTAGCGGCGTAGAAGGTCGTGATGTCAAACATCTTTTTGCCATAGCCGTTGTAGACTGCGATTTCGTACACGACGCCAGAGAAGGGGTCTTGCACGGTAAGGCGGTCAATCGCTGCGTCGCCACCCAAAGGCATTGCAGGCGGACGAATAACCAATTCGCAAGCGGCGCGGTGGAATGCGACGTTTCCGGCGTAGTCATTCAACACAGTAATGTTGTCGTTGTCCAGCAGCGCGATACGAACGCCAGGTGCGGCAATCGTAATGTTACCAGTCGCGCCAGATGCGAGGCCAACTTCAACAACGTATTTGTTAGTTGCATCACTTGCAAAGGTGATAACGTCGCCTGCTTTGTAGCCCGTCGCGCCCGCTGTGATGTTCTCAACAGGAATGACAGTTGTGCCAACCGCAACGCCAGCCGCGTCGTTTGTGCGCCCGCCTGTTGCAGAACCCTTGACGTGCTGGGCAATGCCTGCAGACTCTTTGAGCATAAGCCCTTGAAGGTTGAGCAACTCGCCACGACGCAACAGGTCGTCGCCACCCGCTTCATTGGCCTTTTGCAGTTGCGCAAGGTTGCGCAGCTTAACGCCCGCCGCAGAGTTCATCGCAATGGTTGCTTGGCCGTCAAGTGGCATACCGTTGTCGATGAGGATTTGGCGAACTTCGGCCACCTCGTTAAAGTTGGAACCGAAAGGCGTAGTGCCTGCCGTACCGATGGCGCGCGACGCACCAAGGGAAAGAGTCAAACCGACGTGGTTTTCAATCTTGTTTGTGATGGTGCGGAATGCTTGGGCGATCTGGTCGCCGTAAACAGTCTCGTATCCAACGCCGTTGTTCAGGTGCTTGATGTCTTCGCCGGTGTACGGGATTTGCACGTTGGCAACTTTGTCAATGGTCATTGTTTTGTTAGCGACTGTCTGGTCATCGCCTTCGGGAATGGTCATTGCAGGGGTGTAGGTTTCGTTAAGCGTTGGCTGTGCTGTGACAGCGGCGCGAACGGTATCACCGAAAGCTGCGCCTTCGGAACCTGCGTTAATTGTTACGGATGGAATGACGCCAACCAATTCGCGGCCAACAATGTCGGCGGCGCGGTAGATGTCGGCTGCAAGGTCTGTGAGTACGTTAGCCATTGGGCTATTCTCCTAATGTGCGGTTAGTCTTTGACTGCGCCGCCTGATTTTGAATGTGCCGCGCGTTCAACCTGTGACATTGCGTCAAAAGTCGCCCGTGTGACCGTGGGTTTGTCAGGCGTCCCGCCCTGTGATCCGGCTGGCTTCCCGCCGCCGCCCTTGCCTGCATCACGAACCGCGTACGATTTAGATGTGGCAAGTTCCTTCGCCAGATCGGCTAAGGTCGCACCGTGATCGGAACCTGATCCAATCATCGGCTTTCCGTCAGACGTCATTACTTGCGCAGTGCCGTCCTCTGTAAACTTGAGACGGCCCATCGCGCTTGAGGCAATGTCGTCAATTGATTCTGAGATAAATCCAGCTTTCGCCAACTCTGCCTTGAGGTCGGACGATGCGCCGCGTTGCATCATCTTAGTGATACGCGCGTCTTTCGCCGTGTTCTGTGTTTCGTGGTCGGCCTTCATTGCGTCCAGCTTGGCCTGTGCGTCTTCGTTGCCCTTGCCGTTGCCCTTGGCCTTTTCAGTCAACTCTGCAAACCGCGCGTCAATGTCGTCCGGCGTTCCGTATTTGCTGTATGCCGCTGCGTTGCCGCGTTCTTTTGACAAGGCTGTTTTAAGGCCGCTGACGTCCTCAGGTGCAGCAAGTGCGCCAAGGTCTAGCGAACCCTCTGATACGTGAGCCTGAAGCCACGGTGCGAGGGTGGTTGCGTCTGTGATGTCGATTTTCATAGTTCAGCTTCCCGCTGTTAAGGCGCTGGCATCCCGCCAACGCAAAAAGCCCCGCAGATGCAGGGTTGTTTGGTTCGATTGTTGTAATAAAAAACCCGCCCAGAGGCGCTTCAATGAGAGGCGGGGCGGGTTGTGCCCCAACTCTAGGCTGGGGTGAGGTCGAATGGCCTTTGCAAGGGTTCCTCTAGTTGCCTAGTTTGGATTCCCCTGCCAGCCGAGTAAACTTTAGTCACAGTTATTCAAGCACAGAAATACACCACTTTCGCGCGGGGTGCAAGGGGTTCGTTAAATACGTGCCCGCAATTCCTCAAGCGATAACGGACGCCCGTTAGCATCCATCAAATCACGGAACGATATATCCCCGTCGCGCCATAGCTTTGCACGTCCAACGCCAAGGTTCTCATTCTGCTCGGCAACCGTGCGCCGTGATAGCCAGCCCTCGAATGTGGTGTCTTGCGGGATTTGCCCGTCAAGGCTTGCGCGCGTGGATGCTGGCACCTCGTCAATGTCTAGGCCAAGCTCCCTAAACGATTTAAGCACGGGGGTAGATGTTGACCGGCAACCCCAATGCAGATTGCCAGGACCGCCAAGCCAAGGCAATGAATGGCCAATAGGTTCATGCGTGCCGACTGTATACGTCAGGCCATCCCGCCCCGAACACTCAACCGTTGTGCGCAAGTCAATCGTGCTGACCCACTGCTCGGCTTTAATAATATCGTCGTTCTCATTGTATACCGCCTGCCGCGATGCCTGAGACACAGCCTGCGTTGCCGATCTAACAAGGCTGTCAGCATGGCGTCGCGTGGCGTTCATAAACCCCTGCACAGCCTCGCCGTTCTGCCGCCCGCCCCGTATGCGTCGGATCAATTGCGCGTTTGTCTCGCCCTGAGCAATGCCCAAACGCATGTTGTCTTCGAATCGTTGCAACGTATCCCCAGCCTGCCTAGACATCCACTTGGAAACCGGTGCGCCCTGCACTAACAGATCGCCCGTGATAGCCACTAGCTGCCCGCGTGTTAGCTCTGTGGTGATAAGCTGGACGCCTGCGCCTTGGTTGATTGCCGAGACAGCAAACCGCGCTTCCATGTCAGCAATCTCGCGCAACTCATTCGCAAGGCGTTTGCCCTCTGCGCGATATGCCGCTGTGATTGTTTCCTTGACCTGCGCCAGTAGCTTTTCCAGCCGAGCTTGTCGCCTTGAGATACTGCCGATGCCCGTTGGGTCAATCCGCGCAAGCTGTGCCACAATGTCGCCCTGCAACTCATTCAGGAACCGCGACACGTCACGCGCTTGGCCCGCCGCCAGCCTTTGCAGGTCAAGCGCGCGGGTTGTCATGCGGTCGAGTATTTTATCGTTGGCGTTTGTCATGGCGTGGATTTTAGGGCAAGGACACGATTTCGGCACATTCCAGACTCACCACCCCTATCAACGTTCGTCGGATGGCAACACGCGTTTGCAGCCTGTTGAATCGCCTTATTTCGTGCCGTTGCCAAAGCCGACTCAAACCCCGCCATCCGCAATTCTGCCTTTTCTGCGCGGCCCTCCCAATGGGCCATGTATTCACTTACTGACGGGTTGCGCACTGCAACTTCAATGATGCCCGCCGTTTTCATAGTGTGCAGTTCCGCCTTAAGCTCGGCAATGCGGGCTTGGTCTTCAATGGCAATTTCAATCGCAGCGTCTAAAATACTCTGGCTTCCTCCTAGGTGTTTGCTGGGGATTGCGTCATCCCAAAACCCCTCTGGCGTGCCTGCCTCTGGAGCGTCATCAAGGGTTGGCTTGATTTCCCCGCGTTTGCGCATTTCCCTTAGTTCTTCGAGTGTTGCTGTTTTGTCATTCATGGTTCATTTTCCCTTGTTAAGCCCCAACCCTACGCCTATCCATCGCCCAAATCAAGCCCCTCACCTGTCAGGTCGGGTGGTGCGCTTGCAATGGCGTCCATGTCCGCCTGCGTGTCTAAATCAGGGCTTAAGAACCCGCGCCGCTTGCGCTCGGCATAGTACGCCTCTTTGGACAACAGCCCCAAGTTAACGTCGGCCTGCATCACTTGCACTTCTTGCGC